TTAACAGCACCACATTGGAGCTGCTTGTTACTGTATCACTTGCTGTATTAGTGCTACTTGTTCTTTGAGTTACCAACGTACCAGTATCAAAACTCACCGATGTATTAGTGGCAATAAACGCACTGTTAGTATTAAAAACAATTGTATTTGCAAACGTGTTGCCAGATATAGGGTTAATAATTAGAACCGCAGAATTAGAGTCAGTATTCTGGGTTTTACTAACTATAATAGAAACTGCATTGGCATTATTCGTAAGAGTGTCACCGACGGTAAAGTTACCAATTACATTATTTAAACTAAGACTGTAGTTATTTTGCTCTATAGTTTCAAATTGCTCAAAGGTTGTTATAGAGGCGTTGGAATTAGTAAAATTATTAAACGTAATTACTTTTTCTGATATTGTAGAATTGGCTGTAAGTGAGTACCCCCACCCGCCATCTACTAAAGTAAATCTAACTAATCCAGTTTCAGATTCAACACCTGTAACAATTGCCTTACCCTCGACTCCAGTAGAAGAGACTATATTAACTTCCTCACCTCTTGTAAACCCCTCACCTGCTTGTGTTATGTCAATAGAATTAAAAGAACCAAATACCTTTGGTGCGTTTTCAACTATACCGTCAGTAGTAATAATATCACTAATTTGAAACGCACCACTTATGCTACTTAAAAATAACACATCAATGTTCTTACCTTGAATGTTTCTGGTAACAACATATTCTACGAATGCAGTCGCACCAGATCTTGATCCGGTGATTTGCTTACCAGCCATGCCAGCGGTCTTAATAGTTGGTGTTACTTCTAAGTATTTTGGAATATACCATTCACCGTCTGAACATCTAAAAATGTCATCACCAGGTGTATAGACTTCAATTTTAATACCGTATACTAAACTAAAGAGAAGATCTAAGGATTGCGGCGACCCTTTGGATTTAAATATATCGTGAGCTGCCTTTACCAGATTTCTTCGATTAGATAGTGAATCAAAGTTAACCCCCTTAAGGTACTTCTCCTTAAAGTAAACAATATATTCTTCTACTGTTCTATCGATATCTCTATACTCAGGCAATGATCTAGAATGATAAAGAACCGCCCCTGCTACATTAACACCATTAACCTCATATGTCTTTGTACTAAGCCACTTATAGTACTCTTTAAGGAAAAGTACAAACAATGGACCCTCTTCCTGATAGAAACCAGGAAACTGGGAGTCAATCAGTGGAGTGATTACTTTTTCAATTTCTCTCATAGCTTAATGGCTTCAACGCTTGCTACTATATCACCATCTTCGATGATAATTAATTGATTCTTAGTTGAGCTGATATCTTTTATCTTTGGTGTTGCAAAAAGGTGGACGTAGGCTCCAGAGGCTGGAGTATAAGTATCGATGTTAAGTTTTGACAGAATGACCTGGCCCTTGGAGTAGTCCACCGTACCAACCCTGTTAACAACTGATTGAACGCCTGTAGCAGACGTAGTGTAAAGATTCAATATCCCTGCCCCATCATCCATAATAAAGACTGACTTACCCTCCTTAGCCATTAAAGTGCTTCTAATGGCAGGGATTGTAGCTCGAATGGATTCTTCTAAAGAAATTACTATCTCAGACGTTAACTCAAAACCAAAATCAATTGCAGCACTGTAGTCTTGACCTGTGGTTGGAATAAATTTCTTATAAGGCTTTACCTCTAAGTCAACTCCTAGTACACTTGGATGACAGTTATTAATATTCTCAATTAATTTACTGCTACGTAAAGTTTTCTTAAATCCGTCTAGGTATGTTGCATTATAGTTACTGATTGTTGTCTCTACTAGAGTCTTAATATCAGATATACTTTGATTGGTCACATTGACATTATATCGTACTGATGTGTCAACTTCAACGTATAAGAAATCAGGATCTTCAACAACTGGATCAATAGATACCGGAGATCTCAGTTTAAGAAACTTAAAATATCTATCCTTATCTAAATCTGATACACCATCAGCCCCTACCAGATCTACAGCTATGTAAACCTTACCATATACTGGTGGGTCTCTATCCTCACCACCGTAGGCTGCTGCACCTGCAATCTCAGGAAAGTTAGTAGTTAAGAGAGTCTCATAGTCGGAGGCTGTAACCGCTCTTTCCTGATTTTGGTAATAGCGTGGAGCATTTAATTTAATGCTTTCAATGGATTCATTAACAGCACCTCCAATGGCTGATGCCACTGTAGTAATAGTAGATACGTTTGATTGACCTTGAATTGCTCCATCAATATTAAATGTACGTGCACCGTTAGGTAATTCACCGTTACCGGCGAGATAGTTAACTACGATAGTTGAACCACTCCTTGGTGTTCTACCCTTTACGTTATCTCCAAATATGATTTCATATTGGTTGTTCTCGGCGCCCTGTACGAAGAATGCTGAGGTATCAGCATTAACCCCGAGGAAGGAGGTGTACTTTGAATAACTCACAACATTAGCACCATTATTTTCAATTGAATTAACAGTTAGGAATCTTGTGTCAATGGTATAGTTAGATAGTACGAAGCGTTGGGATGTATTAGCAGCGTCATAAACGTATGAATCTGTTAAAAAGTTACCCTCATATACATCTAACGTGATAGGAATGATATTGCTGCTATTAGCAATAAACGTTTTATTTTCTACAGTTGCAAATGAGAAGTTATTACTTCCTACTTTAGCAGTAAAGGTCGTGCCCTTTGGTACTACTACTACTGCTATGTTTGCTGACGATGGAGTTAATCCAAAGGAGATTTGTGCCTGGGCTGACCTATAACTTCTAGGTACATAATTAAGCTCCTTGGCATGAGATATAACGCTATCCCCAATGATAGCAGAATCTAAAAACATCTCACTGGCTACCATGTTTAGATAGTAGGAGTTGAGATAGGTGTTATAAGACAGGATGTCCAGCATCTGACTTATGTTTGAACCATCAAAATCATAATCCTTAAAAGGAGAATCCGATCTTTGCAGATAGCTTCTTAAATTTTGTTTTATAGTGTCGAAATCGACATCTACTAGACTTATACTAGTATTTGACATTACCTTACCCTGTTAAGAATTAAATTGAGTGTGATAGGCTCAGTAGTATTTATTGTGGAGAAAATAACCGATACGCTGTATGCATTATCATCAGGCATAGCAGATACTATAACCTCTATAAGCTTTGCACGTGGTTCAAAGTTACTAATAGAGGTTTCAATATATTCACGTAATAGAGACTCTGTTACGGATGATACATTTTCAAACAGCAACGCCCTTATGTTGCTACCAAAAGTGGGATTAAAAAATCTTTCACCTCTATTAGTTTGAAGTATGTTCTTGATAGATCTCTTAACCGACTCTTCGTTAACGTGTCTAATAAGATCTAACTTATCTGGATGTATGTCAAAGTTGGTGTAGATATCAGAGTACGTTTCTCTGACACTAGTAGTTCTTACACCTAAATTGCCTGTTTGTCTAATTACTGCCATATGTTAATCCCCGATGAATACTGTGCCTGAGCCAGTCTCAATTATGTTTGTGCCAGGTGAATTAGTATCAAAGTGACTACCGGTACCATCGTCCCCTGTATCTGCCGTATCGCCAATTCTTGCAGCACCCATTGTACCGTAATTAATATTGACTGTTTTGCCATTCATAACTATATCTCCGGTTACGTTAAGAGTATAGTTACCGTCAACCTGAATATTGACGTTACCTTTTATGTAAACTTCTCTGTTATTGGCAACGATCTGAAAGTCATCATTATTAACCTTGGTTATCATTCTACCATCTTGGTTGATCTCAACATACGTACCGCTTTTATGGTATATGTGAAGTCTTTCTCGGCCAACGGTATCATCTACCTCTATTACATGGCCACCTTCAGTTCTCATAACCTTGTTATAAGGATATTTAGCGGCGTAAGAGGTATCTGGCTCTGGGCCTATAGTAGTTTTTTCAACTCTATTAGTCTCCCTGGCTTCATTTGAAACGTCATGATTTAATATTTGATTATTTGGTATGCCTGCAAGAGAACCCATAATGATCGGCATATTACCGTCATTACCATCCATAAAGAATCCGATGACCGTAGTACCTACTCTTATACCTGTTGGTGATACGCCTATTTTATCTAAGTTAGAATTGTTAACTGTATTCATAACCTGTGCCCAAGGAAGCTCATCGGTGCTGGTTTTACTCTGACTTTCAGAATGTAAGTTGTAAACTCTCACCTTTAGACGTCCTAGCATGAGTGGGTCATCACGGTCTTCAACCATGCCTACAAACCATCTGAACCCCTCTTGGCCAAGGTTTAACGTTGTCATGCACCTACTCCTACCCTGTTACAGTCAAACACTATACGGTGCTTAAACTTATTCTCTTCATAAACAATCATATGTCTTAATTTAGTAATAAGATAGTTACCTGAATATCTGTTATCATCATTTTTCTTACCCGTAGTACCTGAAGTATCTGGTAACTTTAGTTCAACCATATCACCTACCGAAATATAGTTATCGCCGTATACCATACACCTGGTTACTGCCTGGTTAAATAGTTTAACAAATGCACGTCTATAGCCCAGTAAGTCTGCTATAAAATCCTCACCTCTACTACTATCCTTTGGTGCAAACATATATGTCGGTGCGCCTGATAGTGCCTGATCTACTAAACCAGATGAGTTAGGAATAGAGGAGTTACTATCGCTGTAGATAAACTTACTTGCCTGTTCAGTAATATCGAATTTAGTTTCATCAAAGGACTTGGTAAGCATGTCATACGACTTTACATTATTCTTGAAGTATCCAGATGAAAGTTTATCTATAGTGTCGAACTTACTTAATTGTTCTAATTGAATAATATTTCTAAAGACATATGTTTGTCTTATCTTATCAGTACCAGCTTCAGGTGCGTGAGTAAATATCTTACTACCTATAGTCTCTTTACCGTCTTCTATTAATTTTTCAATAGAGGTGAAATTATATCCGTATTGGTTTTCAAAGAATACAAATACCCCCCCTGATGGTCTTTTAGCAATAGCTTTCTGTCTTAAGAAGTCAATGGCCTGGAACGGTGGCATTCTTGGAATAGTAATAGGTACTATACCTCTAGTATCTTCAATTAACCTACTCTTATTGGTGTTGACGTCTTGATCAAGAATATTATTGACTATCTTATCAACCGTCTCTTTATAACTTCTTTCGGTTAAATTAATACTGCTGGTAAAGTGCTCAGGCGAGACTGCCTTAAGAATATACGTTGATGCTTTGTTACTTGGATCAACCCCAGTACTTGTAACCGAAAAGGTTCTTAGTTTGTAGATAGTCATGTTATCACGGCCGGGGGTAATGTATGATATCTCTAGATATTCTTCACCGAGTATAGGAAAGTCCTTAACTAGATTAACACCGTCTTTTAAAATAATTTCGGCATATACCGATGGCTGCTCTATATCTTCAAATATGGATAATGATATTACCTGTCCGCGAATATCTTTAGTAGTTGAGTTATTATAATTGGTCATCTTCATGCCAATTATTTTTACATCACCAGGATCATATACCTTATTTCTCATACTAGTTCGCTAAGTTCTCTCTCAATTTGATCTACGTATGACTTGTCAATAAGTTTAATAGATCTCTTGCTTTCATTAACCTCAGTCTCGTACGTATAGGCGGTAACAGGCTCCCAATAAACTAACTCATCTGACGGAATTGGGGTGCTGACTGTATTGGTGCTTGTAACGTTAGTAGTTGTAAACGTATAATTTTTTATCAGTGCTCCGATATTACCTGCAGTATTAGAGAACTGACCTTGTATGTTATTGATCAATACAATATTATTAGAAGAAAATTTTACTTCACCGGCACCTGAAAGTACTCCACTTGTTTTTTGACTGATTAGATCACCAACTGAAAAGCTGCTTGAATTGGCAACACTTAATTGAATAATTTTATTAGTATCAGCAACCCTATCAGAAGGAGATCTTACATAACTTACTATACTATTGTTGAATCCAGTTACCGGGCTAAAATATTTTCTGTTGGAAGATGTAAGCGCAGTATACCCGGCCGTAGTCTTAACCGAGTCATCACTTCTCCAATTATCTCTCCAGAAAAGAATCTTTTCCATTGCAAGATTCTTCTGACCATATTTTTCTAAGATGAAGCTATTAAACTCGTTAGTAGTTAGTGGCCAATCAAAGTACGGATCAAACATAGCATTACTCATATACACCAGCCAACTGTATCTTGGGTCGTCGTAGTATTGATAGGCAATAGTGTCTGGTCTTTCACCTTCGATAATAGTATATGGATAAAACACCGCACCTGTCTTCTTGACTAAATCAGAAAACGTTCTCT